GTGTAGCTCGAAATTGCGGTGACGGCGGTGGCGCCGGGCCTGGTCGGGGCGATCGAGGTCTCGGCCTTGACACGGACGAAGCCACCACCGGTAGCCCCCGGGGTCTGGTTGAACCGGGCGTAGACGGCCACGCTCGACACTTGGTTGATGGTGAAGCGGCACGGCCCGACCGAGAGCGTGCCGTACGGCAGTGCCTGGTGGAGCGTGATCTGCGCGGCGCGGTTGCCGATGAAGGGCTGCCCAGGCGGAGCGGGCACCATCCAGACCGTCAGCACCTTGGAGACGGTCTGCGGCGCGTCCAACTCGGCGCTTATCGAGCAGGTCACCGTGTGCTCGCCGATAGGGACCGGCTGGGAGAACAGAGCGTAGTCCTGGCCCTCGTTGACGAGGTCGGTGTCCGTGACCTTCTCCTGCGTGAGAGTGTGCAGTTTGCCCAGCGCGGTCTCGATGCGCTGGAGCCGGCTGTTGAGCAGGGCGACCTCCTCATGGAGGACCTGATAAAGGATGAGGTCCTGGTCGTCCACGTACCTCTTGGGGGATGCCTGGTCGTCGATGGTGGGCATGAAGCCAGGCCCGAGGAAGATCGGTCCGGTCATTGACCCGCCCGCGCGGTTGAGGTACTGCGCCAGTTGGACCTGGAGGTCGGCGTTGGTGACCTCCCCCGGATTGCCCTGCGGACCCTGCGGTCCCGTGGCTCCCTGAATCCCCTGGGGTCCCTGCTCGCCGGTCGCGCCCTGTGGACCCTGCTCGCCCTGCGGTCCCATCTCGCCTTGGGGACCGGTCACGCCCGGGGGCCCGATGTCCCCGGGGTCGCCCTTGGGACCCGGCGCTCCGGTGGCTCCGGGCGTCCCCGGCTGTCCCTCGGCGCCCTGTGGACCCTGCGGGCCGAGGGAGCCGGTGATCCCCTGCGGACCCGGATTGCCCTGCGGTCCCTGCGGGCCGGCGGGTCCCTGACGGCCCTCGGGACCAATGTCGCCGACCTCGCCCTGCACGCCCTGCGGGCCTCTCGCTTGACCGGCGTTGAACCAGCCCCCGGGCAGCGCGCCGGGGCCGACGTAGACCCAGAGGAAGCCGTCCACCACGTACTGCATCGACTCCCCGACCGCGAGCTGGATCGCGGACGACGGCCGCCCCGGACCGTCGAAGTCGACCGGGATCAGCCCGCCGTCAGGAAGGTCGGCGGGGGTGGTCTCCAGGCCGAAGGAGCCGCGGGGCACGGTGAAGCCACCCGACTCGCCAGCCGGTCCCGGCGGTCCGGCCAGACCTGGGGGGCCGACGGTGCCCGAGCTGATGCCGACCTCGACGCGACGGCCAGGCCGGACCTCGACGCTCATGCCGTCACCAGCTCGTGGGGCGCGACCGACACCTCCTGGTGCGCACGCAACGGCGGCGTGATGCGCGGCGCGCACGTCAGGTAACCGGCTGCCACCGTGCGACCCTCCCCAGCCTCGGGGTCGCGCCCGGTGACGTCGAAGGGGCAGTAGCGGTTAGGAACACGAATCGTGTCCTGGCCGCGCAGGTAGAGCGCCACGCCGTGCGCCTCGGGGGTGCAGATCCATGGCACGACGAGACCCTGGCCGAGGTCGATCCACGCCTGCCAGGTCCAGTCGGCGAGGTCGGCGGGCGTCCCGTCCTCCAGGGTCAGCACGATTCCCCAGTCGAAGGGGTCGCCCTGATAGCCACGGCACACCACCTGGAGCGGGGTGTGATCGACCGTCGCCATGTCATTCCTCCTCTGGCGTGTCGGGTTGACTGTTCTGTCGTGCCACGTGTCCGATCCCGAGGTAGGTGGAGAGCGCGCCCAGGAGGCCACCGATGATGGTCGAGACGAGCGCCGTCTGAGTGTCGGAGAGCGCCAGATGCTCGTTGACCAGCGTCCAGGCCGCTGCCCCGGTGAAGATCACAACGGACAGCCCGAGCGACAGGGCGAGGATCACGACTACGACCCCGACCGCCCGGTCCACCAACATGGCTCAGCCCTTGTCCTCCCCCAGGCGCTGCTCGATGCGCTTCAACGCCTCCAGCACGGTCGCCTTATCCGGAGACACCAGCGCATCCCACACCCATTGCTGGGTGTCGGTGATCAGCCCGCCCGCGTTCTGGCGGGACTGGCTCCGGTTGGCGGGATCGACGCAGAGCTGTTCCCAGAGCAGCCCCACGCGGTCGAACAGGATCTTTTGGTCGTCGTCGCTGAGTGCCATGAGGAAACCTCCCATTGCGCCCACACCCTGGGCGGTGAGATAGGGGCCGGGGTCGATGACGCCCTGAGTCGAGGCGACGAGGTTGCCCGGTCGCCGGACCTCGATGTGGGCGTGGGGACCGGTCGAGTAGCCGGTGGAGCCGGTGAAGCCGATCACCTGCCGCGGCTCCACGCGCTGGCCCACCGAAACCGCCAGCCGGGCGAAGTGCCCGTACAGCATGTCGTTGCCGTCGTCCATCCGGATCACCACGCCGATCCCGAGTCCCGGCTGGCCGGGGACGGCTCCGTTGCCGGCGTGGGTGACGCGGCCCCCGCGAGTCGCGAACTGCGGGCGGTCCCAGGCGTTCGCGGAGCCGAGGTCGATGCCGCAGTGGAAGTACTGCGGGCAGCGGCTGTCCCAATACTCGGGGAACGGCGTGCAGCCGTAGCCCTGGGTGATCACGGTCAGTTCCGGGGCGACGTCATAGCTCGGCATCGACCTTCTCCTGCTCGGCCCACTCCAGCGAGTGCTCGCGAGCGTGCTGCTCGCAGTAGAAGCTGCCGGTCGCCGTCCACCGAGGGTTCTTGCAGCCAGGCTCGACGCACTGCGTGTCGATCAGCGCCTCACGCTCGTCCTCGGTGAGGCCGTTCCAGTAGTCCTCGGTCATCCCCTCCTGCTGCTCGGGGGTCAGGTCCTCCCAGGCGTCCGCTCGATCGTTCATCCGGTCATCCTCCTGTCGGGACCCATCGCCCCTGAAAGGCGTCCCAAACCTGGGTGTCGCACGTCACCCAGCGGCCCTGGAAGGCGTCCCACGCCTGGGCCTCGCAGGGCACCCAGCGGCCCTGGAAGGCGTCCCACACCTGGGCTCCTGCGCCGCCCCCGCCGCCCACCGGCTCCACCCACAGCGTCCGACCGATGTTGCCGCCGGACACCGAGCCGCCGACGTTCGAGATTCCTCCCACGGTCTGGTCGAAGAAGGCCCCGACGCCGGTCTGGTAGCTGAACTCGCCCCAGGTGCTCGGGCTCCGAAACCAGCCGACCTGATAGGTGCCGGGGTCCAGGATCACCGTCCCCTGCGGCGGCCGGGCCTCCCAGCGCTGCCCCCCGACCGAGCTGCTGCCAGGCCCGGAAGCGAACTGGTCGGAGCGCGCGATCAGATGGCCGTTCGGGTGCCAGCAGCCCAGGGTCAGTTGCGCCGCCTGTCCGCTGGATCCGGCCACGAAGCAGCGAATCTCCAGGAGCTGCACGCGCTCCGGGACCGGCACCGCCGCCGCGATCTGGTTTGAGGTCGAGAGGTTGCCCCGCCAGAAGTTGAAGGGGGGTCGGGTGCCGACCTCGTAGGCCACCGATCATCCTCGCGGGACCAGCAGCACGTCACCGTGGCGTGGCGTGCCGGGGGATGCGTTGTAGCGGACCCGGACGTTCTGGTCACCGACGTTGTACTGGATGCCGCCCGGGGCGCGCAGCGCCACGCCGCCCTCCCAGCGCACCGGGTCGATGATCTCGTCCAGACGCCCCGACATGGTGGCGATGGTCTGGCCCTGGGTGGCGACGAGCTGCTCGAGCGCGGAGATGCGCAACAGCAGCGCGTTCCAGTCCGACTCCGGAAAGTCACCTGGAGGTCCGATCGGGCCAGCTATCCCCTGCGGACCGGGCGGGCCAGCTATCCCCTGCGGTCCCTGCGGGCCGGTCGGTCCCGGAGCCCCGCCCGGTGTGCCCGGTTCGCCTTCTGGTCCCTGGGGGCCGATCGGACCCTGCGGACCCGGTGGCCCGGGCGGGCCGGTCACGCCGACCTCGATGGAGCCGCCTCGCGGCACCGACACCGTGGTCCCACGCCGGGGTGCCGAGACTGCCACCTGGTACTTGCTCATCGCGTGACCTCCTGGGTCATCAGCACCCGCCCGGCGGTCAGCGTGGTCACCTGAGCCTCGCGGTCGGTGAGGCGCGCGTCCCATACCCCGCGCTGGGGCAGGCCGGCCGACACCTGACCGGTCAGATGGAGCCAGATGCGGTTCGCCTCGATGGTCGGGGCGAAGATGCCTGCCACTTCCCAGGCCGCCAGCTCGGCGCGAATCTGGGCGCGCACCACACAGCCGGTCAGGTCGGCGGGATCACCGTTCTGATCGGTCACGGTCAGGACGAGCACGAAGTCGTCTCCGGTGTAGAGCTCCAGGTCCACTCGCGCCGGCAGCGCCTGGATCGTGGTCGCCGAGGGTTCCGCCAGGGTGGTCGTCATCAATCTCCTCCCCAGATGCCCGGCCCTGCCTGCGTCTCTCCCAGGTCCTCGACCAGAAGCAAGCTCGGCTGGGCAGGACCGGCGGTGATGTTGAGCCAACTGATCCAGCTGTAGGCCCACGCACCGAGGCGGTAGCTGCCCGCTGGGACTTGGAAGACTCGGGTGACGTTGATCGCCTGATCGTTGCCCTGCTGCACCAGGACATGGCGACGGATGAGTTCCTGGCCCGTCAGGGAGTCCCCCAGCCGAACTCCCAGCAGACCCATCCCGGTGGCGTCCGCAGGCCCCTTGCTGAACGTGACCTCGGCGTACACCCGGACGGTTCGCCGCGCCCCCAGGGCGAAGGACAGATCGAGGCCCGCGATGGCCACGTTCGTGTCCACCGGGATTCCGGTCTGAGAGGTTGTCACTTCCACGTAGGAGATGACCCCGCCCTGCCGGGGAGCTGCCTCCAGGTCGCGCAGGCGGCGGTTGACGGTGCCCAGCTCGCGGACCAGATCGGGCTCCTCGCGAACTACTCCCATCGCGGCGAGACCTCCAGGCCCTTGTCGAGCGTCACCCGCACCTTCTCCACGTCGCCGCGGTTGGGAGCCGTGATCTGGCGCTCGATCACCCGCCAGTCCTCGTCCAGGCCCGCAGTCCCCAGCCCGCGAGCCGGATGCCGCCCGGAGGTCAGCCGGAGCCGGACGTGGTCTCCGACCTGGGGGAGATTGTGGCGGTAGCGGTCGGCGCGGAGTTCGGCCTGCACTAGCGGTGTGATCTCGCCGTAGGCGGTCAGGTAGGCGTCGGCGTGCTGCTCCACCGTCTCCTGCTGGCTCACCGAGACGTGGGACCAGGACTGCTCCAGGCGTGCGTAGCGGCTCCAGGCGTCGGGGTTCTCGGCGGTGCCCACCACCTGCTCGCCCACCACGTCGGCGACGTTGGTGAGCATCGAGGCGTCGGACGGCCAGGTGTACTCCAGAATCCCGGAGCCAGGCCAGCCCTCCTGGTAGTCGAGCACGTGCCCGGTCTCGTCGGCGGTGCGCCCGATCTCGGGGTAGCCCGTCTCGTAGCGCCAGCGGATCGCGTCCCCTTGCCAGTAGGGCACCATCCGCTGCTCAAAGCCGTCCTGGACCGCCGCCAGCTCGGTCAGCGCTTCCCAGATCGGCTTCCGCCCGGTCGCCTCGTAGCTGCGGTCGCGCAGCACGCCGCAGAAGTCAGGCGTGGTGTCGATCCGCAGGTCCCCGCCCAGCCGGTCCTGCGCGTGGTCCACCAGCGCTCGCGCTATCTCCAGCTGGTCCACCTGCTCGAAGGTCAGGTCCTCGCGGATCAGGCGGCGGCTCAGCATGGCGGGCCAGGACTTGGCCGACAGCCCGCGGTTGGGTGCCGAGGAGGTCCAGTCGTAGCGCCACACCATGCCCGCCCAGAACAGCTCCCAGTCACGCTCGATGACGAGCACCGTGCGGCCCGCGTCGATCTCCGGGCCCGGCGCGTCCCGGGGCGTGTTGGCGGTCAGGTCGGCGGTCTGGCCCAGGCGCTCATGCAGCGAGACGCCATACAGGGGGGCCTCGCCAAGCTCTGCCCAGCCCGGATAGTGGAAGGTGCGAAAGCGCCAGAGCGGGTAGTCGGGAAGCTGCTGCTCCATCACCACCCCACGGCGAGATAGCTGACGGTGATGATCGTGTTGGCCGCTCGACCGGCCGGGCCGCCAGGCGCTCCGTAGGGCCGCCAGGCGACCACCTGGAACAGGTTGAGGCGGATGTCGAAGGGAGTGATCAGGAGGTCGGGGGAGCCGGTCTCGCTCGCCGTCAGGGCTGCCACCGCACGCGGGAACGGCGAGGGGTAGGCGATCGTCAGCGCGCCCAGGTCGTTGGTCATGCCGGTTGCGTTGGGCGCCTGGAGCAGGATGTTCTCGGTCCGGGGCAGCACCATGTCCGACCCGGGCGGGGCCAGCACGTGCGTCGACGAGCGCACGGTCAGCAGCGGGTTGACCAGCCCGCGCTCGTCAATGATCGAACCCTGGCCGACGCTGTTCCAGCCGGCACCCACCGTGACGGTCGCCAGCAGCAGCGCGTTCTCGGGCAGCGGGGGCACCCCCTGGCCGGGGTTCCCGGGCACGATGTGGCGAGCCCAGCCGTAGCCCGATCCGCCGAAGTCCTCGTCCTCCACGTGGGCGACGACAAGATGCATGGTCACCCGGTCGGGGTCGCTCACCGGCAGGTCGAGCAGGGCGTCGTCGGGTCCGGCCACGCAGTAGGAGCCCTGCTGCAGCTCGTCAATCGAGCCGTCGATCACGGCCCGACCGCGCGCCACCCGCAGCCGCATCGACGCGGGTTCGGTGGCGGTCACCCGGAAGTCGTCCGGCGAGACGATCCCCGGCTGGCGGCGCAGGGCCCGCAACACCTGGCGGTCCTCGTTGGGCGCATAGCGGTACTCGGGGACCCACTGCGGCGCGTATGCCTCGGTCCAGCTAATCGACATCGCCTCTCCTCCTCACCATGCCGACCGCCAGCGAAGCTCCAGCCGCGCCTCACGGTCGTAGCGGGCGGCGATGAAGCGCACCGGGTTGCTGTTCTGGGGCGCGAGTCCCCACCACGTCGAGGTCGGCGTCAGCGCCAGGTAGCGAGTGCTGCCCGCGAGCTCGACCGATCCCCGCCAGAAGTCCACGTCGAGCACCTGGCCTGGCTCCAGCTCGATCGCGAAGCGCAGGAGGAGCTGCTGGCGGACCAGCCGCAGCCCCGGGTCCAGACAGGGGCCGAAGATGCGCGCCTTGATCCTCCAGCTGGGGCGGCGCCCGGTGTTGTGGGCCAGGATCATCGAGTGGCGCCCCGAGCCCTCGTACATCCAGGGGTGCTCGCGGGGGTAGTCGCGCCCGTAGTCGTCGGCATTGACCAGGGTCGCCTGTGCCACCTGCTCCACGCCGTAGATGCGGGGGTCGGTCGCCTCCCACTGCACGGTCGCGTTGAGCACCGGCCCGAAGCGCTCCTCCTGCCGCAGGTCGCGCCGGCGGGGGCGGCAGAACAGCGTCCACTCGTCGTTGATCAGCAGCTCGCCCTCCGACTGCTGCGAGGCGACGACCTCCGATAGCTCGTCCACCGCGTCCAGCGCGTCGTCGCAGCCGAGACGGCGCATCTCGACCGTCACCGACCGGCCCTCCTCCCAGTCCTCGCCCGGCCACATGCCCGCCATCTGGTTGCGGTCCACGTCGCCGGACCGGATCGCTGGCATTGCGGCCAGACCCTCCACCGATCGGATTTCCCAAGGGGTACCGGCTCCGAACTCGAAGCTCCGCCAGCGACCCCAACTGATTTGCCGAGGGCTGGTGCGCGCCGGACGGGGCATCGTGATCCAGGGGTTGGGTGCCGGGGTGGGGAGGCGTCCCCAGAAGGTGCTCATGCGAACCTCAGTTGCCAGGCCACTTCGTCACCGATCTGGCGAGCGCCTGCCCCACCCTCGACCGTGACCTGCACCTGGCGGTTGCCCGCGCCGTGCTCGTCCAGCCGCTCCAGCACCGTCAGCAGGCGACGGAAGGTCTCCGCGTTCAGCACCACTTCGCTGGAGCCCGAGCGGTTGACCCCGTTCATCCCCGACGGCCAGATGCCCCCCGTGTCGTAGTTGGTGCTCCAGGCGTTCGGTCCCTGCTTGCGATACACGGCGAACGCGGCCTCGGTGTTGTAGAGGCCGTCGAGCAGCTTCTCCTTGTCGTACTGCGGGTGCGCCCCGGGCTGGATCTGCCAGAGCCCGCGGCTGCCGCCGTCGCCGTTCCACTGCGGCCCGATCGCGCCCGGGTCCCAACCCGACTCGCGGCCCACGATCTTGTCTGCCCACGGGAACCCGCCCGCTGGCATGAAGCCGATCTGGTCCATCCAGTCGTGGAGCTGGCCGGGGGTGACCTTGCCGGTGATCTTGCCCGCCAGCTCGCCGACGAAGTTGACGACCGAGTTCAGCCGGTCCTTGAAGTTGTCAACAATCCAGCCGGCGATCGCCTTCGCGTTCTCCACGATCAGGCCGTTGAGGATTCCGTCCAGCCAGGGCGGGGTGTCGGGCGCGAACTTCTTGACGATCTCCTCGGCCCAGCCCGAGATCATCGAGCCGATGTCCATGCTCGGGCCGCTGGTCCCCTCCGCACCGCCCGGCCCCGGCGCCAGCAGGCTGTCGCGGAACTCCAGGTGCAGGTGCGGGCCGGTGGAGAAGCCGGTGTTGTCGCTGAGCCCGATCGTCTCCCCCACTTCGGCGCGGCCGGTCTTCACGATCGACCCCAGGTGGCCCAGGATGACCGATCCCCCGGAGTCGAGGTTGACGCCGAGCGAGGTCCCGTAGCCGCCACCCGGACCGGGCACCACCACCCCCGGCAAGCCCATCAGGATCGGGGTTCCGTTGGGCATCATGTAGTCCCAGGCGTTCAGGGACTGGTGGCTGAACGAGCCGCCTGGCCCCTGCGCGAGCGGGAAGCTGCCGGGGTACCAGTCGCCCTGCGAGCCCCCAGGACCACCCATCGCGCCGAAGAACCCGAGCGCCTTGCCGGTTGCCGTCCAGAGCTGTTCGGCCCGCCCCCGATACGCCTGGTCGAAGGGGATGATCGCCTCCGGTGCGCGGCCCTCGCCGGCCACGTAGGTGCGATCCTTGACGATCCCGCCGCGGGCGTGCTCGGGGATGCGATCCAGCTTCCAGTCGATCTCGACCCCGAACTTGCCCAGGCCGTCGTTGATCGAGGTCAGGAAGTCGTTGACCCGGTCGATCGCCCAGTTCAGCCCCTGGGCCATCTTGCGGGTCATGTCGGTGATCACGTCAACCACGGCATCCCGCACTCCACCGAACAGCGCGGCGACCGCCTGACCCCAGCCGCTGAGGAAGCTGAGCACCGCCTGGCCGCCCGCCCGGTAGAGCCCGATGTAGCTCTCCCAGGCCCCGCTGATCAGGTTGCCGATGAAGCTCAGGGCGTTCCGGAAGAAGCCGGTGATCGCATCCCAGTTCTTAACCACCAGCGCGATCAGGCCGATGAAGTTGAGGCCCGGGATCAGCAGCAGGATCTTCTCCCAGTTGTTTGACACGAACGGCACCAGGAAGCCGAACGCGCTCTGGAAGAACCCGATCACCCCGCCCACGAAGCCACCGATCGCGCCGAGAGCGTCCGAGCTGAACTGCCACAGCGCCTTGCCGAACTCCACGAACTGCCCCCACAGCAGATCGACCACCTGGCGGAACGGCTCGACCCGCTGGTAGAGGAGCACGAAGACTGCGATCAGCCCCACGATGGCCAACACGACCAGCCCGATCGGGTTGGCGTGCATGACCAGGTTGAACGCCGCCTGGGCCGCCTTGGCGATCGTCACGGCGACCGTGTACGCCTTCCACGCGACGACCATCGCCAGCAGCGGTGGCCCGATCCACGTCAGCACCTGGAAGATCCGCTCGAGGACGTCGCCGAACTGCTGCACTTGCTGCCGGTCGAGCGCTTTGAGCCAGGAGGCGAATCCCTGGGCGAGGCTGATCACCGGGCGCAGGCTGTCCGACACCGCCTTCCCGACCCGCTCGATCAGCGGGCGCAGGGCACCGTTCTCGTCGACCAGCCCACCCAGGGTCTTGAGCACGTCGGCGCCGGTCAGGATGATGTCCTTGAACGCTGGCAACAGCGCCTTGCCGATCGAGACCTGGATGTCGTTGATGTAGCGCGGGAAGGACCGCATCACCTTCCCCGGCTCCTCCATGGCCGAGGCGTAGGCGCCCTGGATCGAGACTCCGGCCTCGATCACCCCGTTGAGCAGGGCCTGCTGCTTCTCCTGGCTGGTCAGGTCGGAGGTCGATTTGCCCAGCTCGGCCGCGTACTTCGCCACCGCGTCCGCGGCGTTCAGGTTCAACTGGCGAAACACGTTCAACTGGGTGTTGCCGGTCTGGATGCCGTGCAGCAGCTCGTCCAGCGTCTCCGACGAGTCCTGCTGCGTGAAGATGGCGAGGTTCTGGGCCACCCGCGCCAGGTCGGTCGCCTTGGCCACGTCGAGCTGGGACCGCGTGAACTGCGCCACCAGGCTCTGGGCGGTCCCGTATTGGATGCCTGCCTCGCGGACGCTCTTGACCTGGGCGTCCATCTGGTCCTTGGAGACACCGGTGGCCTTGGAGAGCGCGCTGAGCGCGGCGTCCATCTCGCCCACCCGGGCGGCCGCCATCACCGATGTCACACCCAGGCCGACCGCCGCCGCCGAGACCGCCGCGAACGCGATCCCGGCCACCTTGCCGACGGTGGAGAGGGAGGAGCCCATCTTGTCCGCCGACTGACTGAAGTGCTGGCCCTCTTTGTCAGCCTGGGCGAGCCCCTTGATGTACCCGCTTGAGTCGAGGACCAGGACCGCGCGCAGCTCGCCGACCGTGCGTGGCATCAGCGGTTCCCACGCAGCAGACGCTCAGGCGGGCGCTGACTCGGCACCCGCGCCTTGGGGAAGAAGCGCGCGTAGACCTGCGCCGCCTCCTCTTGCGTCTTGGCTCGCCAGACTCCGCGCTCCTGCTGTAGCACGGCCCGGCTCACCGCCTCGCCCGAGAGACCTGCGTAGAGGATGGTGAAGCGGCGCCAGGAGATTCGGTCTCCCCAGAGCGCTCGCGGGAGGTGGATTCCGTACTCCCGTTGGAAGTCGGCTTCAAGCGCGCCCCAGTGCTCGAAGAGGAGCCGTTCGAGCTCCGACCGCCCGCCCTGATCCTGGCCGTTGCCTGGGTGAGCAGCCGCTGGGGCAGGGTGGGGTCCGCGTAGGGCTCCAGCCAATACTGCATGAGCGTCCCCAGGCCGATCATCAGGTCCGACTGCGGGACCTGGGTCACGATCTCGTCGTAGAAGTCGCCGAAGGCCGCTTTCAGCACCCGGGCGTTCATGTCGGGCGGGAGCGCGGCGCCTTCCGGCAGGTCCCGGGTCTCTCGATCGACCAGCATCTGCTCGATCTCGACCTCGGCCGGCATCGAGCCCGGGAACTCCCACACCCGCTCGTTGAACACCAGCTCGATGGGTTCGCGGTCCGCGAGTAGTTCCCGCCTCGCAGCGGTGATGTCGATGCGTGGCATGACCTACCCCAACCGCTGGCCGGTGATCGTCACCCCGGACCCGGCGGCTCCAGTGCCCGGGTCCACGTCTGCCACCTGGGGGTCCTCCTCCTCCTCGTCCTCGTCGTAGGTGAAGGCGGCGGCCAGCGTGTCAGAGCCGTGGGCGGTCTGCACCGTCACCCCGACCGTGCCGGTCCCGTCCGGCACCGTGCAGGTGACCTCGGTCGGCGAGACGACCACAACGTCAGTGGCCGGGGCCGCACCGAAAAGGACCGTGGTCGCCATGGCTCACACCCCTACCGTCGCCAGGCTCTCGCCCCTGACGGTGGCCGAGGAGCCAGCGGTGCCACTGGTCGGGGTCACGGAGTCCACCATCGGGCTGCTGCCGTTCCCGTCTGGCGGCTGGCCATCGACCAAATCGACGGGAGGCTGCCAGAAGCGCAGCGCCACGCCCCAGCTGAACGGATCGGTGGAGCCGGCGGCGGTGTCCTGCTTGTCCGCCCAGGCCCAGAAGCCCTGGTCGACGTAGTCGGGGTCGGTCGCGTGAGGACCCGGAATCCGGAAGCGATAGAAGGCCAGCGCCGCGCAGCCGATCCCGGTCGAGGTCGCGTCCACCGCCTTCTGCCCCTCGTCGTGGACGTTGACGCGCCCGGTCGCGGTCAGCGACTCGCCGCGCTCCATGGGCAGGCTCCGAATCCAGCCCTGTGAGTTGAGCGACGTGTCGGTGCTGTCGGTCGTGAGCGTGAAGCTGTCGAGGTCGTGAACCTCCAACCAGTCCTGCTCGTCCTCCGTCGCGTCGGCCGAGATGTAGAGCCGCGCCGACGAGCCGGGGATGATGCCGCAGTTCGGTTCCGGTGCCTTACCCATTGCTGATCGCCTCCATGGGGACCGGGCAGACCCAGAGTTGGAAGTTGGAACTGTGCTCGTAGCGCCCCGATGCGTCCGGTCCCAGTGCGTTGGGGGCTGACTCCAAGCCGTAGCAGAGCGGGATGTGGACCCCGTTCGGAAGCACGCCATCAAAGCCGTGGAGGACGCGGTAGGCAGCCTCCACCTTCTCCCGCGACCAGCGTGGCGACCGCTGATCGCCCCGGGCCAGTACCTGGACCCGGGGGAAGCTCATCGAGGACTGCGGCCACTCGCCGTCGCCCCCGTACCCGAACAGGGCCAGCGAGTGCTCGGTGCGCTCGGGCAGGTAGTCGATGAAGATGCTGGAGGGGCCGTCCGGGGACCAGAGCGCGATCCCCTTTGCGCTCAGCAGCATCGCCAGGCCCTCCAGGTAGCCGCTCACCCGAAGTACCTCTGGAGCGCCCGCCCGAGCTGGTTCTGGAACTCGCCCTCGTACTCGATCTGCGCGAGCTCCAGCCACTTGGCGCGACCACCCGGATGACGGACCATCCGTTCGTGGACGGGCACCGCGTGGCGCGCGGTGTAGGCGACCTGGACGTTCGGGCCGTTCTTGACCACCGTGCCCGAGGCCCGCAACTCGCCGGTGTCCACCGGCACCTCCCGGTTGGCCCGCTGCAGCAGCGCGTCTCCGGTCTCGCCCAGGCCGCGCTGGCCCTCGTCGCGGGCCTTGCGCGCCCCCACCCAGTCCCAGCGGCCTTCCCAGCGCACACCGTTCATCGCAGCGCCAGCTCCACCGACTCGACTGGCCGACCGGGGAACCGCCAGGGCTTCGACTGGATCACGACCCATGAGCGGCCTTGGAAGGTGAAGCGGCTCCCCGGCGGCACGTCCGGCGTGTCGGGATGGCAGTACGCGGTGGCGGTCGAGACCTCTGTGCGCCCCGAGGCGGTCTGTACCACCTGCTCCCCCGCCTCGACCAGGCAGCGGATCTCCAGGCCCGCCTCCAGGATCGGCTCCACCTGGCCGGTGCTCCCGGTCATCAACTCGACCGTGGCCTGCATCGGGAAGAGCCGCATCGAAGGGGTGCTCACGCCGACACCGCCAGGGACGTGTTGCCCGAGGGACGGTAGCGCGCGATGATCGCGCTGGTCCCGCCCCACGCCCCGCCCGCGGCCTCCCACATCGACTGGTAGGCCACCCGGTAGGGGCCCAGCGACTCCGACTGGAGCATCCCCTGGGCGAGCTGCGGGTCGGTCGTCAGCAGCATCGCCGTCAGCTCTGTGGTGAGCGC